CGCTTTTTAGATTTTAATAATGGTTGGCTTAATTTTGATACTGCTAATAATTGTTGTTTGTCATCATACAATCCAACAGTTGTTATATATGATTTAGGATCACCCCAAAACGTTTGTTGTGCTATTTCACCATAGCTACCAGTAGTATATGAAGGATTATTAGAGAAATTAAAGTCACCATTTTTAATTCTAATAAAATATATAGTGCTAGTAATAGTTTCTTTATTCCTGGCCTGGAATCCTGCTGAAGATGCACTATATGATCCAGATATAGAATGATATAATGCAAAATGATTATCTCCTTCTGAATTAGATCCGGTATTTGTAGTGAAATTTAACCGTGCATCTAATATATCGCCATCTAATACAATAGCACTATGAGCTGGATATACAGTTCCGTAATAATGAGGTGCGGCTGAATTATATACACCTGCGTTAATACTTCCTGATACAACGTTATACACTCTACCTGCTTCTTCTATACTTCCGTCTGTTAAAGAAGAATCATCAATTAATGTAATTGAACCGCTAACAGCCCCAACAGTTACACTGCCGGTAGCATTTGTATCTCTAGATATTATTCCAGTTAATGGCAATTCCCAATTTGCTGGATCTAATTTTTCTTTAGTTCTGTTTCTTTGAAAATTAACAACATATATAGAATCTGTACTTCCACTTGTTACTGTGCTAAATTTANTTGTATTTTTATCTAATAATAATTGTTTATATTGCGAATATATTGCTCTAGACGCCGCATCATCCAATGTTCCTAATGCAGATGACCCACTTCCATTCGAATTTCCATATGCTAACGCAAATTGTACTGCTGACCCTGTTTCTAAATAGTCTTTTTGATATACATTAACATAATACCGCTTTTGTGTAGTAGTTAAACTTCCGGTATAAAGAGATGTTAGTTCTGTTAAATTATCACTCCATAACCCAGCAGTGACAACTTCTTTTGTATCATTTAAAATATCATCGGCTAAATTAAGTATTTGGAATGTTTGTCCGTTTTGATTTGATTGTGCAATTAATGATTGTTGTGTTAAATAATTAGCTACTGCTTGTTGTTGTAATGCTTGAATTTGTTGGTCGGTATATACCTGGCCGGTGGTAGTCGTAGTCGGCACATCTGGCGCTGGACCAGAAATTGGACCTATTTCTGGTCCACCTCTTTCCATTCTCCTCCTTGTTGCTTGCCATCCTCCTGGCATACCGTGTCTAGGTAATTTTCTTAAACTTTTAATTTTATTTATCATAATTTTTTACTCATTTTATGGCCCCGGTACTTTAATCTACACAACTTCTTTATTAACTGTAAATGAAATAGTTGAAGAACCACCCGTTTCATTACCAATAATAGTTATAGTTGCTGTTTTATTAACTGCTAATTTTTTAGCGGTAACTAAGAAACTTCCTTTGCTAGTTACTGCGACACTAGTGGCTGCTCCATTAGCAATAGACAATGGTACTGTAGGGTTGCTGCCAGCTAAAACAGATCCTGGCGCAGCTTGTATATTAGCTATACTAGAATCAGACAATATAGCTGTATAACCATATACTACATTTCCGCCACCTGGTATAGTATTTGCTGTTACTGTCATTTGTTGGTTCGTGTCTAAAATACTGCTATCGCCAGAGACAGTAACTACAGGTATACTAGTTGTAGTATTGTTTGGCAATGTTAATAATCTATATTTTAATGCTTGTGTCTCATCAGGTACAGCTTCTGTTATCGGCATATTTTCTATAATTACACCATAATAGTCTGTACCAAGTGGATGATTTGGATTCCACAAATCATAATCAATTTCATCATCTCCCAACGCAAATTGAGTAACGTTGAAAGACCCATCTCCAGCAGCCAATAATTCTCGCCCCTTTAAAGTTAAAATTGCATCGACAGTTACTGTAGTGTTATTTAAATATCCCATTTTTATACCTTTATTTTATATAAATATTACGAATGTAAAATTATCTATTAAAATTGTTATTAACCCTAAAACTTCCTAATTCTCCCACAGAATCATAAAATAATTGGTTTTCATTTCCATCAATATATTCTACAACTGGTTTCCCATCTGGGGTTTCTGTTGAGTTTATATTAAATCCTGGACTAGTTAATTTAGATCCGTTATATCGATGATTTGCAATACCAATTGGTAAATAATCTTGAAATTCAGCAAATCTTAATACGCTACCCGAATATACATATTGCCTAAATTCTGATAATCTACTACCAGAAAAATTTGGTGAAATTGCTTCGCATTCCCAATAAGGAGTAGACCCAGTTATATAAGTACTGCCAGATAACAATAAATATTCATGGCAATAAATTGTCTTTTCATATGGATTGATAGTTCCAGAAATATAAGAATTCCACTGATCATCATCTTGTGCTGATATAGTATATATCTTTCCATCAATTTGGCCACCATGTGATATATAACTAGCACTCAATACATTTTGAACAGCTTGTAGTTGAGTATTATATGAATTCTTTGTTCTAGAAATATTAGCACGTGCTGTATCTTTATTTCGTTCTAGTAAATTTGGCTGTATTAATAATCCTGTTATTTTATCAACACGGGCAGGAATTAATTGATCCAATTGTTTAAAAAATGATAAATCAAATAATGAAAATAATTTTATATATTCATTAATATTATTTTTAGTTGTATATTTTTTCCAATATCCATTTGCAAATTGCCGCAAAGCAGGATATGATATTGTATTTTGATCGCTTGGATCTCCTATATATTCATCTAAACTTTGAAATCCTAATTGTGAAATGATATCTTCATTAATCATTGTTTGCGGAGAATAATATACTCCTAATTTATTTGAATCTAGTGGAGCGGTATCAAATTGACTTCTTTCTGCTCTTGTTATAACATCTAATGTTCCAACCAAATCATTTGATTCTAATCTTATTTTATTATCATCAAATGTTCCTGCACCCAATGATATTCCATCATAATAATATGTTTCTTCAATTGAATCATATGGTGTATCATTAGTCCAACTTGCAAAAGAAGCAGATATTCCAGAAGGATTTGGTTCTATTCCAGCCATACTACTTGTTAAAGTGTGATTTATTTTTTGTGTTAATGGTAACCTAAATACTAATTCATCATATGCATTTACATTTCCATCATATGCNGCNGGTGCTTTTGTGTGATTTATAAAAGCAGAATCTAATAAACTGCCGGTCCACAATCTTAATTCTTGTAATTCACCATTGAGTCGAGTTTCGGTNCCTGCGGTGCCCAAAGAAACTGTTCCTGTTGTTGGGAGACTCGCAGGAGCAGATGCAGAAACAGTAGCTACAATTTTGCCCCATTTTGATTTTTTTGCAACAATTTCCAAAAGGCCACCAACAGTGCCAGTCCCATATGTCCCGGACCCATATCCTCCAGAACCATATACCATACCTATGCCGGAAACATAGCTTCCTGTACGTAATATAGTATTTACCCATTCTCCATCAAAACATTCTATTTCTGCAGATGCTATCCCATTAATATTAATTGTTCCTAAATTGCCTCTAGAAAAATCAATAGTTACTTCGTTACTGCCAACACTATATAAATTCATGGTACTTGGCATAGTAGGATTAGTTATTATGTTATCTGTGCGGAATCTTAATTCTATACTATCAATTGGCTGATCATAATTAACAGTCACTGTGCCTGCAGGATTTGATATCAAATCTAATGCATAATCAAAATTAAGTTTTTCATATAACGGAGCTCTGTCTAATCTAGGACCGCCATATTCTTTAATGGTTAAGAATGACTGTGGTACTCCATAACAAGCTAATAACGATTGTATACTCCTTTTTGTCCCTTTAGTTTTTAATATTCCAGGAAGATTATTAACTATTCTTCTCCATATATTATATGTTATATCTCGTGCGGGAACAGAAGGATCTCCTATAGAATTAGATCCCGTTAACGGTATTCCTGCTTCATCAGTGCCTAATATATATTCCCACAAATCTTTATTCTGGTTTCCATTTGTTAAATTCCAACCAAATTGTTTCGCAACAGAATATAACAATTCATTTGGAATTCCGAAATTAGGATGTTCATCTCGGCTATTAATTCTCCACATATTATTAACATATGTATAAAGTATATCATAATGTTGACCTAACATGTTAACAAATGTTACTAAATTTTGATTTTTTTGATCTAATTTAATATAAAAAGGAATTCCATTAATTAACGAATTATTATTTTTTGAATCATATACAGACGCACTTGAATATAATCCTGAATACCAAGTATCGAATTGACTACTACTAACAGGATACAATGTATATGGATAAGTAGAATTTGATTTTGGCAATGGTGTTATATAATTACCTGTTATACTAGGTACGTTTGCATCCAATAAAGGAATTTCGTGTGTAAACAATCCTGATGATGATTTATAATACAAAAATTGTTCAAATTTATCAAAATCGCCAATTAAGTCTGTACGTTTTGTGTTTAAATCACTAATATTCGTAGTAACAACACTGCCAGATAGCGACTGTATTGATACTGATTGTGAATTATATAATTCTAATAATTGTAATTTATATTTAAAATTTGATACTCTACTAGTAGCAGAACTATAAAATACAAAATTATTAAAATCTGTATAATCAATATTTAAATCAATTCCAGTTAGCGAACCTGAAAATTGTGCGTCTACAATTTCTTGGGCAGTGTTTACTGATGATCCTAATAAGTCAGTCCATGTCTTTAATCCTGTTGGGGTAGATGTATTATAATTGGCAGTAGCTTGCCAATTAACTCCTTCTAATTGATTGTATATATTATCTATATCAGCCGGAGTAATTGATACTTTATCAACATATGGAGCTTTAAGCTCATTAACAACCCAACAACTAAAATTTTCTTGTATAGATGAATCCAATGGTTCATATAATTTAACATATAGATATGAACCAATAACAACGCTATTAACAAACATTGCTGTTTTGTTTCTACTAAAATTTAATAAGTATGTGTCAAATGACTGATTATTTATCTTTGTTTGATTAACATACTTTATCCAATTATTAATATCTGCTTGCCAATCTGTTGATGTTGTATCTAATGCACGCAATCGTATTTCTGTACGATCCGGAGATATTTCATCTACTATTAAACTTGGATTTTGATAATTGCCGATTTGGTTTTTAAAAAAGTTTAATACAAACCGAAAATTTCCTGCTGTTAAATTTAACCCGGAAAATTCATTATATAAATCAATTGATAATGGCGTACCATTAAATATTATTTCATTATCATCATCATCATATATTGTATTAGTAAATTGATTAGTGGTCGTAGAATGATTTCCAGTTATCCAAACATCTCCGGAGTATATATGTAATTCAACCCTAGATTGTGGAGATGCGTTAATTGATTCAAATGTATATTTATATAATTTGCTTATAAAGAGATCGGAATCAACAGCAGAAAACCTATTTGCTGCAATTGCTTCATTTGTTTGTAATATAATATCGGTATTTGAATATTTATCTAACATCAGCTGATTGATTCATTAATTTCATTGATTACTTTTAGTTCAATTAATTCGGTACTTGGAAGGGTTGGAAGGACGGGGTTTGATTGAACTTCATTTCCAGCTGCAACCTGTTCGGGTGTTTGCCCCCACAAATTCACATTTTTAGCTGCGTCAGATACTACAAAAAAGGACTGTACAGCGTATAATTTATGAAAATCTCCTGTGTTGTATCTGACGCCTATATTAAAAAGGTCTCCAATTTCAAATTGATCATTTGGTATAATAGTATCTAGATTTGCATATACCACTCCATCGCCGCTACAACACTGATCCCAGTCTTCGCCCCCTCGAATATTTGAATATCCATCAGGATCCCAAGGAGCACCAGGGGTGCCTCTTATTCCAAGACCTGCACGAGCATTTACAATACTAAATAGTCTAAATTTACGACTTTCATGTGAAAGAGGGAAATTCGGACCTTGTTTTATAATAGAAAAAGATATGTCATCACAACCACCTGGAACCCAGACCCCTTCGCCAGAAAGTGTCTGGACAGTATCAAGTACACTATGTGCTATTTGCACTCTAAATCGAAGATCGATCCCTGAATTTTTAACATCTTGTGCTATTTGATATGAATTGCTAGCCCCTCCAACACCAGGCCTTGGAGTTCCTATTATCGTATTATCCATCCATATGCCTGTATATGTATGCGGTGAAGCACTGGTGAGTATATGATCCTCAAATGGAGCATATCTAGCAAAAGCAGGATCCGACATCATCATGAAATCTATATCAGAAGCACCGGTAGTTGTAGTTCTGGCTGGAAATTTAAAATATTTAAATTGCGTATCGATTGCGTCGACTATAGATTTATTTCTGTAATTTTTTTTTACCGACTCAAATATTATTGGATTATTGTTTTGTGAGTCTTCTTGTAATATTATATTTCCATTTTCATCCCTGGTATTAACAGCAGGTAAGTTAGATTTATATAATATTCCATTCGAATCATATTCATTAAACATTAATATTTCTGCCTGAGAAGGCGGCGGAGGAGCAGGAGGCTCAGCTGGTGCACCGGTGTCCATGGATATATCTTGACTGGCCTGTGTTGTGTTGAATAAATTATTACCTACTGCAGCTGATGTTCCTGCGCCCAACGTTGTAGTTCCACCGCTTCCAGGTACAGGAAATGGTTCGCCACCAAGCCATGCATGAAAGTTAGGATC